TATCTTCGGGGACTATAGTGTCCCTTCCACAAGCTTTGGCATAATCGGCTGCCAGTAGAGTAGATTTTTCCATAACAGGTAACAGAATGTTGGTCATAGTTTCAATGTACTGCTCAATCATTCTGTCACCTCCGTCACCAAATCCTGATTGCATATTCATCTTTAGTATTTAACGTCAAAAAGAGTTTGGGCAGTTCCCTCACTAACACGAAGAATGTTGTGGCTGAATGCGTAGACTCTCAGTTGTCTAGCATAATCTGTACAAGGTGTCATACTTAGGTTGAGGATTTGCTCTTTCACCAGACTGAAATTGATTTGTCCAGTTGGGTACCACTTCTCGGGTTCTAAAGCAAAACTATATGAATAGAATCTCCTGATGAGTTGTGTTTTTGAATGGTGTATAGCTGCTTGAACAGCTTTAAGGAAAATGACGTTGCCCGTCTCTTGAGTGATAATCGGTTGACCATCCAGATCAAGTGTGAGATAGTCAAGATTCTCATAGAGAATGTACTTACCGCCTGTATCAGCCAATGTATTATCATAGTCAAAAGGGGTTATAAATTCACCCTCGGCTGTACCAACATCACCCTGTCTCTGAATAACAAAGTAAAGTTCCTTCACGGGATTTATAAAATCTAATTTGAAGTTACCAGTTTGTACACCTTGTCCAATATCAAAAACATTTTGTTGAACTTGTGTAATGATATAGTCTTTCTTCTTTTCAGTTTCAAGTTTTATTCTATCACATGGATCAAGAAATATCACCTCCGCACAAAGTGTAAAATCTTTGAGGTGAATCGTTCCGGGTGTCACAGGTTGAAGTTGTCCAGTTGAACCCTTAATTATGAGGTGATCATGATCCCTAAGTTTTATTTCAACTTCAACTTCCTGATTCTTTATGGCACATAGGGGTATAGCCAGCTCCGGATTATTGTAAAAGTAAAATGGTAAATCCACAAAGAATTCATCCTCTGTGTTGGCGGTGCCAATCACTCCGAGAATATCCTTGTCCGATACTCGTGTGGATACGGTGCGTTCCGGATACTTTCCAATCAACTCCTTCAGGGCCCTCTGTTTTGTTTGTGTGACATTATGTTCAGAGTATATTTGAAGGTAATCACTTGGTAATCTTTGAATAACCTTCCCACCAATAATGAGATCGGCGTACTCTATGAGTGCATGACCTATAGACTCTATGAATCTAGGATCATCGTAAATAACCGTAGAAATAGTCGGCAACTTCATCTTCACACTGAGGGTTGTCAAAAGATCACCAGTATTTTGAGCAATTCTAAATCTTGCTTTACTTCCAAAATCAACTGCATTCTCTGCGTCTATGTTCACATATTCTCTTGCAAAGTTTGTATGTTTTCTGAAACTTTGCAAAAAGTATGTGTAGTCTGGATCCATCGTAAAGAACCTGTCTTGGGCTCCAGATGCCAGAAGCTGTACGCGGCCAGCCATTACTACTATAACAATCTAAAATTTTAAACCTGCTAAACCACCATTTATACGAAGTATATTGTAGTTGACTGCATACACCCGTGTATTGTTATTATCAACTCCATTTATGGGATCAATCTGAATTGTGAGAAGTTTATGGAATATACGACTCATGTTAACTTGTCCAGTTGGGTAATACACTTCTGGATTAAGTGCGAAACTATACATACCAAACTCGGATTGTTTATAGTTCGTACCAGCTACATATTCTGGGGGACTTATATGATGCTTTAGGGCTTGTTCGTACACGAGAAACTTGTGGCCTCTGTCAAATACTATTTCATTGTTGAACTTTAATTTAACATTCAAAAGTTTGTTGTACCGATTTGGGTGATTGTCTCTCACAGCCTTTTCTGATTGAGAGACGAAGAAAAGTTCCCTCACTGGGTGGGAAAAGTTGAGCATCACAGATTTAGTATTCTCACCGGGTTTCATGATAAAATTAGACATCTGGACCTGTGTGATGACATAATCAATTGGTCTAGTCATGAGATATTTACGTTCCCTCTCCGAGAGAAATACAAACTCCGTGTCTATGGAACACTTTGTGATATTAGCAGAGACACCCACGGATGCACCACCCTCAATAAGTTCAGTGAGAGGTCTCAATTTAAGTTTAACTTCAACGAGTTGTTTCGTGAGTGCACAAGTTGGTATGGCAAGACTTGAATTGCGGTAAAAGTAAAACGGGAGATCCATAAAGTAGGTGTTGTTACCCGTATAACTCAAGAGTCCACCATGACCATTTAAGAAGTAAACAGTTTGATCGGTGTCATCGTCAGTATTATGGATCTGCTGATGCATATAGATGAATTCTCCTGTTATCTTTTGTATGGTCTGACCACCTATAAGGATTTCAGCACTCTCAATCATGTGTGAAATAATAGAAGGAGACCATTCATCACCTCCAGGTGATGGGTCATCTAGTGTGACTTTTAGTGTCATATTTCTTATAACATCACCTTTATCGTTTGGTATCCTATAATGGAGAGTCGTTCCAAAATCTAAATCAGTGCCATCAAATTGTGTTTCAACATAATCAATAGCAAACTTGGTATGTCTCCTAAAGTTCATCAAAAAATAGGAAAACTGTGGATCTCCTGTGAGCCACTGGTCTTGTACTCCAGTGGCGGCAAGTCTCAAACGACCTGACATTCCTATAGTATGTGAGTAAAATTTTGTTAAATAAAACGGAACACTACTGTAGAATGAACCTTCAGTTGAGGAAATTCAAACCTGAGACAATCACTGATGATCGGGTTTGTGTATTCATAGGAAAGCGTAACACAGGTAAATCAACCCTAGTTAAGGATATCATGTATCATAAGAAACATCTACCGGCTGGTATAGTGCTCTCAGGAACAGAGGAAGGTAACCATTTTTATTCGGATTTCATACCAGATCTCTTTATTTATGGTGACTACGACAGAGACGCTATAGAGAGGGTCATGGCGCGACAGAGAAAATTGGTAGGTGCGGGTAAAACAAATTGTGGAGCATTTATGCTTCTTGATGACTGTATGTATGATAGCAAGTTTTTGAAAGATACGTGTATTCGCCAGTGTTTTATGAATGGGCGACACTGGAAGATTTTCTTCATGTTGACGATGCAATATGTTATGGATCTTCCACCAGCACTACGAGCTAACGTGGATTACGTGTTCATTCTCAGGGAGAACATCATTCAGAATAGAGAGAAACTCTACAAATCCTTTTTTGGGATTTTTCCATCTTTCGATATGTTTTGTAAAGTTATGGATGCTTGCACCGAAAACTATGAATGTCTCGTTTTAGATAATACAGTGAAATCCAACAAAATACAAGATTGTGTCTTCTGGTACAAAGCAACTGTAAGGAAAAACTTTAGAGTGGGAAGTCCAGACCTCTGGAAACTTCATAAAAAGATGTTCAATCCCAAGTATCTTCAACAGAAAGAGGATGATGCTAAGAAGGCTACCAAAAAGACAAATCTCAAGATTACAAAGACGAAGTGACAGGCTGCGTTACTCACACATCTAGAAAACATATGAGTATATCAGATGTCCAGTGATATAAATACTCTCAACCTCGCTGACAACGGCGATGGAATGGTACCCTTAAATGACAATCCAACGACAAACTTTGCCCCCCCACCACCAAATCGTGAAGCGTTTTCACTACCTGAAAAAAATGTGAGTCAAAGTAAAGAGACTACGATGGATTCTACTCCCATTAACGATATTATGATGGATGCCCCAATGATGATGGATGAGCCCAAGATGCAGGGTATGATGCCCCAGATGACCGCCCCCAATCCTCAGGGTGCTTACGCTGCCCCCCAGGCGCAGCAGGCCAAACCAGAGAGCAAGAACCCCCTCAATCTCACGGATGATCAAATGATCGCCCTCGTTGCGGGTGCCGCTGCTGCCCTCGCGGTGTCTAAGCCTGTTCAAGACAAGTTGGTGACTTCTATTCCCAAGTTCCTTAACGAACAAGGGAGTAGGAGCATGGTTGGTCTTGCGTCTACTGGTGTAGTTGCGGCTATTGTCTTTTACTTTGTGAAGGACTACGTCGTCAAGCCCTAAACACTAGGAGTAGATTCCCAACCCATATTAGAATAGATTGATTTATCAATACCTGAATAATAGGTAATTAAAGCTCCTATGGATAACATCCCCATGAGCAAGGCATTCGTTTTAAGTGTCTTGCCCTTGTCAGTCCCGTATTTTTTCAGATCTTCCTTAGTCTTCTTAAACAACTTGTTAAAAACGTATGTGAGAACCAGAGCAATCACACTGGTAGCGAAAAAGAACTGACGATCAACTGCGAGTTGTGGAACACGCCCCACCATCATATGGAACACATTGGGAATTACTATAGTCAACCACACCAGGTTTAGATAGTAGTTGTTGAATACATTGGGTACCTGGGTAACACCATAAATAGCTACCCAGTACCCAATCGCAACTAACAAAACGTTCATTGGTGTTTTCATTTGATATGTATGGAGATTATTTATCCTGTATGTGTTGACCACAGAACTTTGTCTTGTCTGGTATCTTCTCGTAAATACCGATGTCGGTACACATGTCCCGAAGTTCTATATAGTTTTCCCAAAATTGTTCGGAATGTGAATATTCCTCAACTGTGCAATGTGCCAATTCATGAATGAGGACGTGAAAGATTTCATTCGGGGAACCACCCAAACACACTACAATCTCAGCGCCTTTGTTCGTGTTGTATCCCACCGTGCCGTTCATCGCGGTCACACCGGTGATGGGGACACGTTTCTTCAACATATGAAACTTTTGGTGATCTGTGTCGGTGATATGCTTCCTGAGAATTTCATACTTCTCTTTGACCTCAACGAGCTCCTGTGGTTCACGGGTTATGGCGAGTATATACGCATTGATAATGAGGAGTACAAGTAACGCAATCATCTCTTATATACAAATATAAATTTACTATACAGTTCTGAAATTGGATTTCCAGTCAAACCCTCCCACATCTCCAATTTGAACCCCAACTCTTCTAAATGAGTCACGAGAAGGTCTTTGTACGCAACCGGCTCTGCACGTGGTCCGTCTGCATAGAAGGGTGTGTCCACCAGGTTAACAAACAACTTCTCACCAAAACCCCCATTTCCATGGTCCTTCATTAGGAAGAAATTACCCATATCATCTTTGAGAGGTGTTTTAAACATAATCTTCTCAGAATCTGGGATGATGCCAATGAGACGCGCTCCAGGTTTCATTCTCTTTTTGATTTCCCTGATTGATATGAAAAACTTCTCCTTCGTTTGGAAAATGTAGTGAAGTGAAAAGTTGTAGCATAGGATATCATACTTCCTATTCGGACACTTATGAATGTCACCCTCGTAGAAGTTCACCCTCATATGCATATTTTTAGCGCGGGACTTGGCCTCTATGAGAGCTTCTGGCTCTGGATCACACATACTCATATTGGCACCACACTTGTGCCACTTCTGAAGATCCCCCCCACACCCACAACCAACATCTAGGATCTGATCACCATCTCTGGTGACAGATTGGATCAGATCCCTCTTGGCGTTGTTGTGGTTTTTTCGGATTTCTTCCATCTTATGTTTTTTGAGATTTATCTCTTTTACTTAGGTTTGGATATCAAACATATGACTAACTCTTTTGAGGGGCACCGTTACCCACAATTGTCCACTCATCGAACCGGTTATTTTAGCCTTGAAAGGTCCACCAACTTTACTCACATAATCATCGGGGTTGCCATTTTTATTAGGTTCCCATTCCAAATCTGTGACGTTACACATGTCTGGTCGGATGATAATGAGTTTATATTTCCCATCAAACCTATCACTCTTTGACAACATGAACTGATAATCGTAATGACTTTTACTCAAATGTTCCAACTTCTCCTCCAAAGTTTTACAACTTGTTGTACGAGATCCACTGTATTCCACACATTGACCCAAATTGTGGGACCGGTTATTTTTACGAACCCCGGATTTACAAGAAATACGCGAATGGGTAAAATCCACAATTCTCATATCTTCACCGATCTTGTGAGAGTTGTCCGGCTTCCACGTCGTAGCGTAACCAATGTCACTAAATGAGTTTGCCAAAATCTCTTCCCAAATAGTACCTGTGATTGGCTGACGTAACACCGTATGAAATGTTTTGACATTTTTCTTAATCATCATAACCAAGGTATTCATGTTCGTTTCATTCCATAAAAAAGATTCAAGTGTCGGTTGAACTCCTATATGAAGGTGAATATGACATAAATTATTAATCCACGTGGAAACCTTAATAAGTGTTTCTTTCATATTTTAAAAAAGACTTAAAACTTTAAAGCGTTTGATTCACAATGGAAAAGATTGTAAATGATGACATCCTCAATGTACTTAGGAGCCTAAATGACGAAAGTGCTCAAATTGTCATCGCTGACCCTCCATACAATA